GTCATACGTGCTACCAAGAGTAAAGTGTCTCTTGAGAGCCAAACACATTTGGTATGCGTCATAGGCTTCCATATTAAAAATCCAATCGAGCAGTCTTTGGTAGGTAGTTTAAGTTTTCAGCTTCAATTTGAACCTTACTCTTAAAGTTCTCATTGTTTTTAATAAGGTTCACGATACTCTCGATCTCAATATTATGCTTCTCACAGTGCATGACGATAGCATCAATATATTCCATGTCATGCTTCCATACCAAATTCTCGATGGCCTCATAAAAATCACGAGCCTTAGTACTAATAGCCATTAGGTCTCTCTTTCATCTTGGCGACCCTTGAGTCCCATTTTAACAAAATATTTGACATAGTCTAGTTTGTAAGTATCAGATAATTCATTATCATTCAAAACAAATAGGATGTTGTCAAATCTGTCCCAACACCATTGTACCTCAGCTGTCTTATTAAGTACATCGTTAGCTTGCATTATACCGCCTTTAAATTATAAAAAACATGATCACCTATATCTGCAACCTTTTGCATCTTTCTATTCCATACAGGATGGACATCCTTGGTATGATAGAATAGAGCTCCACTAGTGATATCATGATCACTATGTAGAACTTGCCGAGCAATTGTCTTAGCTTGATTATATGCATCAATATCAGTAGGTGCACCAAGACCTTCACAGAAATATGAGAACTGACAACGTCCGGATTTCTTCTCATGGACTACACCACAGACCGTATTAGGGAATTGATCTTCCTTTGTACGGTTCACGATGACGTGTCCAACAGCTTTTTGTCCTTGAATTGATTGATCTCGTGCTTCAAAGTAGATGGCTTCAGCAAGACATTTAAGTTGAGTCTTATTAACAACCGGCGTAGGTACCATGACCGGTTGAGTAACGTATATCACGATTGGTACTTGTGATTCATATCTGTATGCAGCGATTTGCATGCTGACGATGGCTAAAAATGCCAGAAGTATTGCTACTTCTGACTTAAAGTTTAGAGTAATCATTTGCTTCTCCTTTATGGGGAGGAAGTCAATTTATTTCTTAGTTCTTAGTGTAGACTGAAACAAATTGTAAAACGGATTCGAGACTGTCATTAATGACGGTATAAATTTCATTTGACTTAATGCATAGCACATCGCCGACTGAAACTGGTACACTCGAACCGTTAACCTCCATTGATCCTGAACCTGCAATGACAATGATAGTCGTGTCCTTGCCGGTCTTACTTTCAACGTTGCCCTGTAGTCTCCTAAGTGGAAGAACAACAATTTTATTCAAAGTTAAGTCGTCTAGATAGTCGTCTGATCGGATATTAAACTGATCATTATGGACGACAGTAGGTGCATCAAAGTTAGTTAGCGACGTCTTCTTCATTATACTTCTCCAAGGTCCGCCAGATACAAGTCAACTTCTGCTTGTTCCATCTGACGTTTTGCCGGATCTTGCTTCCGAAGACGCACGACTCGACGCATAATTTTTGCATCATAGCCTTCACCCTTTAGCTCATCGTAGATCGACTTGCGATCTTCCTTCAGAGCATCCATATCTTCCTCGACACGTTCAATACGTTCTAGGAAAGCCTTAAGCTGGCCATTGGTAGCTGTAGCTTCACTCATTGTAGTCTCCATGATGTAGGTTTATTTATTGCTTTGAAACGAAGCCATTTAAGGCCGTAGCCAACTTGATGATGGCCTCTTGCGTCACTGTGAAAGGGATAATAGGGAATGGCGCAACTGGCATCCCCTTACGATCGTTGATTTCACGCTGTGCATAATAGTCATTTTCTTTGGCCAGCTTGCTATTCTGGTAATCTTCTAGAAGAATATCTTTAGCAATCTTAATAAGTTCTAGGCGAAGAAAGTACGGTGAATTGTCTTTAGTCATATTGTTTATCCTGTGTTTGTGTGTGGGTGGCAGTTTATTCTGTTGCTAGGGAAACTACCAAAACCCCGGATTACTTAAGCTGCTAGAGCGTAAGATTCCATAACACTATTATCGTTAGCATTTGTACGTTTTGAACTGATTGGCGGTCGTTTCTTACCGTGTTCTCCACATTCCTAGGCACTGCTGCTCGATTCTATTCGCCCCCATCAAAGATACACTAGCTTGGTTATATGAGGTCTTTGAAGTTATCTCTTGATCCTTTCGGACTGCACTCAAAGGCTAATGTATCTGTGGTGGAGGCGACGGGATTCGCACCCGTGTCACAACCAGTTATCAGTCCGCATCAACGAACAAATCTATTTATATTACTATAATACACCATCCTGAATTAAAGTACACAAGTATTTTAATTTCCTGCAATCAGCTTATTTTGAATTTCAAGATAAAAGCGCTGATACTTTGCCATTCGTTCAATATCCTTTTCAGATACACCCTTCAGGCGACGGATATCAGTGTTGTGACGAAGGTCGCAAAGCTTAACACGCATAGCATCTTCGTTTGCAAAAACTAATTGCTTATACTCATCATAAGTTTGTCCAGGTTGCTTAGTCAGAGCTTTAATGGCATTAATGATACGTGGTGTCATGCCAATATTAACCAGATCAACATATGTCGTCTTCGTATCTTCAATAACGTCATGACCAAGAGCGATACACATTAACTCCTCATCAGTCGTTTTAAGATAGTGCATGACCTTCATGGGATGAAGAATGTAAGGTGTACCACCACGATCATATTGTCCTGCGTGTGCGGTAGTTGCTAGCAGAAGCATGTTGTTTAGCATTTCACCTTTTTTCATTTTCATCTCTTTCGATCGGGGCACATCCCCTATAATACCAATATATCACCATCCTGAATTAAAGTACACAAGTATTTTGATTTATTTTTGGTCCAATTGTCATGAGGTAGATGACAGCCAGTGGATCCGTCCCAGTCCTTGAATTCCGAATCGTAGAAACCTATATGTAGGTTAGTCTTCTGCAATTCGACGAGGTCATCAGCCCAGGATTGCCACTGGCCATCACTGACGATCGGTGTGTCTAATCCATAGTAGAGGTACGAATGAACCAGCATCTGACATCTACGCTGCTTGATTCGTTCCGCCACCGTCTGGATAGGAACATCCTCTTCGTCGAAGAATGATCCTAGTGACATTACTTGGAGTACTTAGGATCGCCCCACAAATCGTTGGTGCGTACCTTGATATGACGTCGATTAGTAGCCGACTTATCAGGATTCTCGATGGTCATCCATGGATTCTTGAATTGCTTCCATGCCTTAGAGATATTCTGTAGCTTCGTCAGGTAGTCCGTGGTGGTCCTGACGCCGTTAGATACCTTGGTACGTAAACCTTTAGATACTAGCTTCTTGCGAGCGCGCTTTTTACCCATTATGTGTTCCTCTTTTTAATTCTCACGTCAAATCGTTTACATTCTAGAAATTCACCGTCTATAAAATAGTCTGCGTGAATGATATTTTTATCGGCAGTATCCCAGATAATATACTCCATATGACCTAACGATCTAGAGTCTGCTAGGTCAATGAACCATTTGGGCAGCTCATGTCGCTCTAATAGACCAGGTAGAAATTTCTGGCTTAAGCTGTCCATCAATCAATCAACTAAGAATTGTTGAAGACCTCGGTCTGGTGACCACTCATAGAGGACTGCATTACTATTTTCCTCACAGATCGTAGCCTTCTGGCCTTGAACTTCTGCGTGGTCAATTGCATCCTTTAAAGATATGGCACGAATGTGTGCAGAGTTAGTCTTAACGATATACATAGTCAATCTCCTTTTTTTTATTTATCGATCTTGATGATCCCCATGTCCCAATTTATAGAAACATCTTCAACATATCGTAGACTCTTATTAGGAACCGGCCGAACTTCGACCAGCTCCCCGTCTTCGTATAGGTTGACTATATATACGCCATCGACTAGTTCAATATCAGAAGTTCTCATTATGCGGCCTCCGCCATTTCGACGGCCAGATTAAGGGCCGTAACCTTACGGGATTGATTAGCACCGAACCAAGCAGAGGACATTCGGGTATCCGACGAACGACCAAGCTCGTGGTCAGTGAGGTAGGTGACTGCATTGAATGCTTGCCACCAGCTACCCTCGGCATACTGTGCACCAGGCTGAGTGTGCAAGATCTCTACAGCTTGACGAGCTGCACGAGATGCCGGCTCATTGGTGAGCAGCTTAGCACCGGTAGTCATCGGGAACACTCGGTTGAAGTACTCTACGATGGTCTCGTTGGTGTACTGCTTAGAACCGAGGAACTTAGCCATCTCTTCGTACTTTGCCAGCTTGTCGGTGGCAATGCCCAAAGTTTCCTTGACGGCATCGGCATTGAACTCACGACGGTGGTTCATCTTAGCCATACGCTCAGACTGCTTGCTCAAGGACAATGACAAGGTGTTGTTACACACCACACGGATCGGAGTGAACCGTACGTCGATGCTCTTGCCATACTGGTGAGGATTAGAGAAGAGCAAGAAGCCTTCCACCTTGTCACCACCGAAGAGGTCAAAGAAGCTGTCCTTGACCTTAGCCAATGCCCAGATGTTACGACCACCGTGGAGAGATCCAGCGGTGTGCATCTCCATGTCACCGGCATTGACATACTCAGCAAAGAACTCGAAGGCTGCGTGGTTCTGGACTGGATTCCAGTCATCAGACACAACGTCGAGGATCTTGTTGTCAGAGGATCGGACAAGAGCGGACTTACCGACGGCGATATTCTCACCGGCGATATTTGCAAAAGCAGGAACCTTCTCGACAGTCCAATCGAGGTTGGCAGCCTTGAGCATCTGCTCAGGGGTTAGGTCAGCAGGGACGGCAGTGCCGAGACCGTGCCAAGGAAGTTCACCAGCGTAAGCCATTGAAGCCTGATCGCCGATCATCTCGAGTTCGTGAGCCATGATATATTTTCCGTTTCTGTGTGTGTTTGTGAAAGTTAGGTAGTCAGCTTATATTGTTATTATAACCAGTCGTGAATTAAAGTACACAACTATTTTAGTTCATCAAGGAATATTGATACTTTGCTTCTTTGAAGATAGCCCGATAGGTGGCTTCGCTGAAGTCAAATCCGTCACATTCCATAGCATCCTGGATCTTAAGAGCGACTTCTAGATCGATCTTGAGCTTTGCAGCGATATCCCGAGTAACAACGTTCATGATCAATTTCCTTTTTGTGATCAGCTTATATTGTTATTATAAGCAGTTGTGAATTAAAGTACACAACTATTTTAGTTAGTAACGCAAATAGCAAAAAATGCCACTGCGTACACGAAGAACGCGGCAGCGGCGAAGGAGATGACGTTGTAGGCGATGCGATAGAACATGAGCTTTTTTCCTTGTGATCAGCTTATATTATTAATATAAACCGTTCTCAATTAAAGTACACTACTATTTTCGATAATGAGCTCAATTTGCGCATTAAATTCTTCTTGTGACAATCGATCATAG